CAAAGGACGTAACGTCGATAATATCGTCACGGTCCAACTTACTCTTCTTGTAGATGGTTTGCGGGGTGGTGACGCGGGTAAATACTGGGAACACTTCATTGAACTTTTCAGCGCCAGTAATATAACCACGGGCTCGTGCCTCATCGGCCGTAATATCAGCGTATGCACTCTTCACTCGGGAAAACGGGCTATGAGACGTGGCACCAAGTACCTTTTCTACCCACGCCATATCCTTACGTGCTGGGATCGCCGGAGCGTTTCCGCCAACCATTTGGGCATCTGGGAACAGTAGTTCAATATCTTTAATACCATACGTATCCGCGTGCGCGAGAACCACATCTCGCAAGGAATTAGCTTTTGACGTGCGGGCCGTATCCACCATACCATTCATAGCATCGTGGGTCAAAATCGCATCTTGTCTTTGTTCTTCGAAAATATTACTCATAATTGGGTCTCCTAAATCGTCGGATTGTGAAATATCGGCATCGGAAGCTAAACTTCCTGCCATAGCATAAACAGCAGTTTTTTGCTTTTCGGTAAATGTTGCCCAAACATCAGCGACTGTTTCTTCGCCCTTATTGGCAGATCCGGTGGACGATAGTTCCTCACCGATCGCTGATGCAATAATAACAGCAACAACAGCTTTTTGTTTTTCATTTAAACCTGATAAAATATCACCGATTGTTTCATCGTCACCGTGTGTAATTGGTTCGTTTGTTGGTTTCATATACAGCTCAATTTCTTCTCCAGAATGGATAATAACAACGCCGTCTAGTACTACATCGGATTCAAATGGGTCATCCGAATGAGATACGACAACGTCGTCAATATGCGCGCCTGGGTTCGATCCAGCAAACACCAAGCTAACCTCACGGATCATTCCGTGCTTAACAATAGCCTCAGCAGTCTGTTTAACTTTGTTAGCCCAAATCGAAAGGTAGCGAATATTACGAGCCTTAACAATTTGTTTAGCTTTTACGCCGGAGTCCGTTTCATTAAAATGGGCAAAGGCTCGAATGCCGTTATCAACGGCTTTCAAAATAACGTGTCCCAACACATTATCGATGTCATCGTGCTGATGGCGCCATACCAATGGTACGGAGTCACCATCTTGATGAGCAAAAGCACCTTTACCAATGGTTCGGCCGTCATTACACTTTACGTCGTAAACGGTCGCCATACCTGAAAAGTCATATGGTTTGTCGTCTGCCATACTTTATTGCTCCTTACTATCTGCGGACTTTTGTGGATCGGGCGAACCCTTCTCATTATCCGCTTTATTCAAATTTTTGTTACGTTCATGTTGATGGCGCCATACTAACGGTACGGATTGACCATCTTGATGAGCAAAAGCGCCTTTACCAATGATTCGGCCGTCATTACACTTCACGTCGTAAACGGTCGCCATACCTGAAAAGTCATATGGTTTTTCGTCTGCCATATTTTATTGCTCCTTAGTATCTGCGGACTTTGGTTGAGCTATTGGGCTCTTTTCGTTATCCGCTTTATTCAAATTTTTGTTACGTAATTCATTAGCATCGGGATCATCAGACGGTCTAATCCTGAACATCTTAGTTCTTGCTTCGTTGCCACTTAGTACTTCGTTCCGCAATAGCTTATCAGCAGCTTCTGCTAGCGAACTAATGGATGCCATTTTGAAATTGTTGGGCATAGCCATAATTCGTTGTCCTTGAGCTATTGCCGTTTCTGTTAAACAAGCAGACATTAAGCCATCAGTGAGTGCCTTAAGAAGGGGCTCCAATGTTCTATTATAGTATAAATTCAATTCTTCCTCAGAAGCGGTTCCATTAAGAATTGATGGGGTTAGCCCGATCTGGTTATATAGATCTTCTTTCAGAGTTTTTACGCCATCCAACAATGTATTGTTGACGGGTCGGTTTAGTTGTGTTACTTTCTCGGTAGACCCTATGTATGCGATTCCGTATGTTGAATCATACAGTTGTTTTTCAATAGCAGATCGTCTTTTCTCAGCCTCTTCTTGTCTGGTAGCGGCTTTAGTGCTGTAAGGAAGTTGTAGAATTAAATCTAATCCTGGAGAACCAACACGACCGTCTGATAAATCGAGTAACGCTTGTTTGTCTATTAAACGCTTTAGCGTCGAGTTTGGTTGATTCATGACATTGTAAAAGGGGTTGTATACAACTCCAACGTAGCTCTTGGGTAGTACTTTTTCTACTCGTTGTCCAGTTATCTCATTATAAATGCTGACTTGAACAGCCTTATTATACCATTGGGTAACGGTACCGATTCGGATAGACCAGATATCATAGCCGGTTGTGTCTAATGGGCTTTTTGAAGTCTGTATAGGCACAATAACACAGACACCTTCCTCTAGCATTGTCGTTATGGCGTCCTGTACTAAAGCAACGCCCGTTTGATCTATGTTAGCCTTGCGAACTAACCGATCATCGACACTACCAAATCGGTAGTCTAGAAAAGATTCGTCGTCATCAACGACCACGTGACGAATCGGAACCAAAGAGGCATCTACTGAAAAACGAGTGGTAATCGGCGCTAAGACCTTACTGCTTGAGTCTCTCCACACCCTAGAATATAGAGCGCTTGTAATTGTAGACGGCCTTGTTTGATCTTCGTCGAGTCTCTCATCATTCGATGGCTCGTCAACGTTTGCCAATATGCTGTAAGCTTTTTTGGCTCTCTCTAAAAATCCAGCCATACGAGGCCTCCTTTTGGTTAATTAGATCATTCTGAAGCAGGCTCAATATTAGCTGGTAGTTGTTCCGTCATTGAGGCTTTTACAATACGCCAATACTCAGCTTGACTCGCTAGAAGAACCAAAATAAACAACTTAACAACGTAGTCAACGGTGATAGTGTCAGGAACAATTACGTTATTAACGATCATTGTGGCAACGGCTACTAGTGTTGCGATTGAGACGGTAAGCAGCTGAGTCATTCGCGGGCCTAGTTTATAGAAGTTTTTGATTCTGCTAATATATGGAACAGCCGCTGCTCCACCAACAAGGCTCAGTAGAGCTGAGGCTCCAGTCATAACAGTACCCCACTCAATTTGAGATAGGGCGTTAAAAATCTGTTGAATAAAATTACTCATGTTTTTGTCCTTTACATATATTGATCTAGGTTTCTTGTATAAGAGATATAAGCGTCCATCATAGCCGCTACCGGGTCTATCTTAGCTTCATAACGTCGTTTGTAGAGCTTTCGGTTACCATTGGTATCTTCTAATACCATGGCGTTGCCCATTGCAAACGCCATAATATCTTCATCGAATAAAATCATTCTATCTTCAGACAATGACTTTAAGTCCCCCAATGGAACGGACTCCGTTCTAGTGCCTTGTCTAACGGCTTCAACGCCAAAGGATCCATAATCGTTCTTATACCTGGCTACAAATGCTTCTGAGTTGTATGGGTCATATCCAAAAGACAAACAGTGGTATTCTCGTTTAACAACTTCCTCTTCGAAAATATCATACACGTTATCCATGTTCAATATAGAACCGACCATTACTACTAGCGATCCCTCTTTAATGAAGCTTTCATATTTAACTCTAGCTGCCGGCGGCAATAAATTTAATGTTCGCTCTGATATAAAGTTTAAACTTTTTACACCGAAAGAGCCGTCACGCACTGGAAACCAAAATACAAAAGAACAAAAGTCATCACCTTGAGACATGTCCGCCCCTAAAGCGCATTCCATACCTCTATATGACCGCTTTTTATGTGGTCTAGTTTCCTCATAGGTAAAAAAATATGTGTAACCTTCAGTTGGGATGTTGAAGCGTTTAGCCAAAATATCGTTTCTAGCAACCGGCGCTTGTTCAGCCCTAAGAACATCGCGGTGATATGTTTCGTAACTAACTGTAATGCCTAAATTTGGTTGGGCTTTTGGCCATAGTGCTGGTTGAGCAACCTCTTTAATGTCATCAAGCTTATAGTAGAATATAGAAGTGTGAGGATCATAGTAATCACCCCGTAATATCTTCATAAGTTCTAGCTTAATGCTATCGCCAGGTCCGTTTCGTACCGTTCCTTCAGAACTAGCTGCTATAATAATATAATCGTCTAGTTTAGAAGCTCCTTGCTCTATAGCGCCGATGGGATCTTCTTTTAGATCCCCAGACAGCCACTCGTCAACAGTGGAAACCATTGGTCTAAGGCCCTGTAACTTGTTAATGCTCATGGGGCGAATCTCTAATAGGGAACTAGTCAAATAATTCTCTATTCCCTTTTTGGTGGGTGACATGAGTACGCCCATGTTACTTCCAAATCTCTTTACATATGGGCTTTTTGTAGTTAGAAATTTGAATAGTGGTCCTGGAGCTCTTGTTAACGCGGTTCGTATTGGCGACATCACCTCCTCGGCCTGCTTCATAGTCGGGGCCGTGGTTATTTGATGTGTCGTCAAACCACTAACGCTTAGAAAATATGCTTGATTAAATGATAGGTACATACTTTTAGCGCCACCACGTGCTAAAATGATGTATTGCTTATTAACTAACCTTTTGAAATATGGTTTTTCAACAAGTTTACCATCTACAAATTCTGCTTTGGTGGCTATGTAATACCACCCGTGTAGTTGTTCGCCCCAAAGTTTGAATGAGTCTAGCATAGATATTGAGCTACCATCCGTCTTAGTCAGTTCAGTTTCAGAAAATGCTTTGAAACCCTCGACTGGACCACCGTAGTAGTAAAAATCCGGGTTTTTGATTAACTCATCGATGCGATTCATCTCTAAAGAGATTTCATAGCATACTGGTATTTCGCCACGCATAACCCGGCGTCTAAACTCCCCATAGTATGGTGGCGTCGCGGTATTTGATGGCGGATTAATCATTATTGCTTAAAGTTTGTGATGATGGCGTCTGCGATACCTTGTACCGCAAGATTTGTCATATAATCGTCATAATACTTATTACCGGCCACCACGCCTATAGTAAGTGCGCCAACGACAGCTGTTCGTTTCAGAGGGTCACCCATTACACTATCTACGAATTTCGATCCTCTTTTAATTCTGTCTCGAAGATCACTAGCGTTTTTGTTGTGAATCTCTTTTTTCTTAGCGCCGCGTTTTTTTATACTTTTACGCACACCCCATTTCATACCTGGGACGCCGAAGTGATAAAATTCGTCTGACATAGCTTAACTCCTTACTTATTTAATCTAGAATTTAGTGCTGCTTTAACCGCGAATCCAACGCCAACAGCGACTAGTTTGTTAGCGTAGTTGGTGGCTTGATTCTTAATAACGCTTTGTACAACTTTGACCGCCGCCGGTTGTGGAGACACCGCGTCGACATAGCGTTGTTCAAGATTTATCCGATTGATAACGTCTTGAAGTTCTCGGTCTGTCATGGACTTAGCCTTGGAATGCGCACTAGATCTAGAGGTTCTATCTTTTCGCACGCCCCACTTCATGCCGGGAACGCCATAGTGATAAAATTCATCTGACATGACTACACCTCATACGTTAGCGACGCCTCCAATATGATTCGTTCCTCAAGCTCACTCAAATATTGAGCAGTGCTGTTTCTTACCGTTTCATTGGCTGTTCTATCAAAGGCCGCATTAACTGTTCCTGGTAAAAATAGCATAACCAAACTTTTTAATGTTGGGTTATCTATAACAGGCCACATAGTATCTTCTTCAACAAATATGTTATTATAGGGTGCTACTCCAAGTTGTACTAGTTTAGCGACACACCCATTAATATGACCCAGGAGTTCAACGTTAAACATGGTTTCTGTTAACGGATCTCCGACTACGGTTTTTACGTGTTCTAAAATTACATCCATAAATTCTCCTTATTGCTTTCTTCCTGCTATTATAACGGCTGCTAGTACAAGTGGTGTTACTATAATAGCCCATATGAAAAATAGTTTTACTACTACCACAACTTAGTGTCTCCTGGTTTTCGTTCCGCATACATAGGTTTTTGTTTACTACCGTAGTGTATCATCTGATGTGTGTGGAAGGACGTTGTTATCAAAAAGGATGGATCTAAAACTTTTTCTAATGCGTGTTCTAAATCGTCTGGCGTTATCGGATTAATATGATGCACAAAGATTGCTCCATGAACTGGAAAACCCTCTACTGCTAGATCTAATCCCTTGTCTCTAACAATAACTTGGTTACGGACCCTACGCCATTCGGAAGACGCGTAAAAGGCCTGATTCAAATGTCTGTCACTACCAAAAGTTTCATCGGTTGGCTTTTGGTTTGTTTGTAAATATGCTAGACGCTCTTCAAACGTCGGTAACATGATTAGCTCGCTATAGGATTTAACGATCGTCATACGGCACCGCCATTGAATATGACTGCAGAGCCTCTAACACGTTCTCGTACAGCTGCTGAATGTTTTGTGTGCTTTCCTCCGATTTGATTTTAGCTTCTAACAATTTAATCTCATACTCAAGTTTTCTAGATTCTAACTCGGCTTTGGCTTTACCGAGATCTAAAAAATGCTTTACCACTTGCGAGCTAGCCGTTTGCTGTTCCAACTCTTTTTCAGCTTGTCGATAGGCCAAAGAAATCAATTTAGTTTCATGATCAACAGTATCAATCGGAGGAGTCATCGGTTTGTTGTTGGCTTTAGCCATTGTAATCTCCTCTTTTAAATATCAATCCTGGACATAGCACGAGGTTTTATGGTACTTTTACTAATCGATAGGAGATAAATATCAGTTAGAAGGCAACCAAAAACCTGTAAAAAATTACCAGTTCCATAAAGCCTCGTGCTACACCCGGGATTTTTTCTGCCAAAATATCCCCGCGGAGAAATTTTTAGG